CATTTACTGCAATAGGAGTAGCTACAACTGCATTTAAAGCTATCAAGAAAGGATTCTCTGTAGGTCGTGATGTAGAAAGCATGTCTAAAGATTTAGGTAGATGGATGGGTGCAATACAGGATGTAAAAACAGTACATAATAAAAAAAAAGGTAGGATGTTTGGTTCAGTAGAAGAAGAAGCTTTAGAAACTTTTGCTATTAAAAAAAGAGCTGAGCAAATGGAGAATGAATTACGTTCTTTTGTAAGTATGCATTATGGTCCAAGAGCATGGACTGAAGTTATATCTATACAAGCTAAGATAAGAAAAGAAAAAAAAGAAGCAGAACAAGAAGCTAAAAGAAAACAAACAAAGATGATAGAAAATATTATTCTTGGTGTTCTTGTAATATTTTTTCTTGGTGCTGTTGGTTCTGTTCTGTATTTAATTCTATCTGTTGATTAAAATTACATCTACTAACTAAACTTTCTACTTTCTTCTTACCTAATATATTAAGTGAATTAATTATATTTTGTTCTAATCCTTCAGGAGAAGTGTCTACTTCTTTATCACTTTTTGCTCCCCTTATTTTAGATAATAATTCTAAAGCTTTAATAGCACTATTAGTATGCCCATTAACTTTAGCATACTCATATTGTTTTTCTATCTCAGTAATAACATCTACATTAGTCTCAAGATTTTCTTCTAGTTCTTTTATTCTATCTTGTATTTCAGGTAAGTTCTTTAATCTAAATCCTGTATTAGCTAATGCATGAGAAGAGTTTGCTGTATATCCTGCAAACCTAGCTGCTTCTGTAGCATTGTTATGAATAACCATACCTTGTGCAAACTTCTCATACTTTTCTTTTAGTGCCATTTATATTCCTAAAATATTATTATAATTAATCCTGCAATAATACCAGTTAGTACAGCATGTAAAACTAATTCCATATATTTACTCCTATTGTTTCTTAAATATGTTTTAATATTTAATATTGTTTTTAAAAAAATCATTTATATTCCTATAAGTAAAGTTAGTATTATTATATAACAAATAACTTCATAATACATAGAATCTATATTCTTTAATTTATATAATATATATTCTAATATATTCATTGATATAATTTTATGTTAGGTTTTGTTATATCTACAGTAACTGGTTTACAAATACCAGTATATCTTTTCTTAGTACCTGGAACTGTAGGTTGTCTACTTATTCTATTAGCAAAATATTTACATCTATTAATATCACGAAAATGCATATCACTTTGTTGTACAGCATCACCTAAATAAATTACTAATAGAAATACAGTAGTCATTATTTTAAATTATCCCTTGCTATATTCTTAGACTTTTCAAATGACCTCATTGCTCCAAGTCCTAGAAGTGACATAACTAAAGTAATTAATCCTTCTACTTCTAGCTGTGGTGGTACCATATCAGGAAACCAGATACCTGTAGTCCAAGTTAATACAGGTCCCACAAAGAATTGCCATAATAAACCTAGACAACATACCCACATTATAGCAGGTCGTGCTCCTGATACAAATATACTAGGGTGTTTAGCTTGTTCTTTGTTTACTTCTATCTGTCCTTTAGATAATTCTTGTGCATGTTTTTCTGCCATAGTAGCTAGAGAGTGTGCTAACTTATTCTTCTGGTCTTTATCTTCTATAAACTTACCTAAAAGTTTAGTAGCAGGACCAATCAATGCTGTTAAAGCCATTATTCTTTCTCCTTTTTTATACAATCAACATGAGTATAATCTTTACCCACACATATTATATATATTTTTAGACGTTGAAAATTATTCCAAATATTTTTTACTTTATCTGACCACCAAGTACCATGAAATACAGATACATGTACATTCTGTCCTTTAAATTTACCTTCCTTAAAATGTTTAAGTGCAGGTTGACAAGATATGTTTAAGAATACTGTTTTTTTACTATGAGATAATATATCTTTTAATACATAGTCTATATCCTGCTCTGCTATATGTTCCATAACATCTGTACATACTACAATATCATACTTCTTTTTATATAGTTTATTATACTTAGGATATGCAGGGTCATATAAATCAAATGAATCTAAATTACATAATTCTTGCACAGGTTTTTTTAATCCTATACTTTTACATTCTTTTTTTGAATAAGGTATTGCTTTACCACAACCATAATCAAGTAATGTTTTAGAATTATTTTCTTTTATTACATTTATTAAAGTAGGAACAAGAGGTACTAAACTTATACCTCTAAACTTACCCTCTTCTTTATGTAATTTTTTATAAGAAGTTAGTAATTCATAATAATCTTCTGAAGGTTTTAGTTTCATACCAATTCTCCTTGAAAAGATTTTTGTTTTTGTGCATGTCTAGCAGATAGTTTCCATAACTCAGCTACTAATGTATTCTCTCCATGAAAATTAATATCCATCTCCATAGGTGATTCGTTAAAATACTTTTCACAATCTTGTGCTAAAGCAAGTAGCTCACCTGTTGTCCAGAACTCTTCTTTATTAACAGATACTTTAAAATATTTAGGTCTTGGTTGCTCATCTTCAGCACCTGTTGTTTCTTTCTTTTGTTCATCAGTAGGTTCGTTCATGTTAGAATCAAAACCAAATAAATCAAAGAAACGAAAACCCATAGTATGTAAAATACCTATAGCTCTCATAGCTGCACACGTACCACCTGTTATTAATGTAGTACCTTCTGGTAATCCTAAGTCTTTATTAAGAGTAACTACATTATTTTGTATACCTTTCTTTTGCTCTTCAGGGTCACGTAATGATTCTGTAAATGCGTGCCATCCCCATATGTTTGCTTTCTTTTCTATTAGATAATCAGTAACAGAAGGGTCTGTCATAGAAGCAACAAAGAACTTTGTGCTAGGGTCTATTGTTTTAAATAAATCTTTTCTTATTATACCATGTGTACTCTTACCTGTAATAGGTCTAGGGTCTAATACAACACAAGCCCAAGGTTTAATACCATGTTCTAATAATTTCATATAAGAATGTTTTACAGTTACCACTTTACTTTTTGGATTATCTTTAATTAATTTTTTTAATTTATCAAAATTAATATAAGGTCCACCTGATACTAGTATACATTTGTAATCATGTAGAGGAAACTTACCTAACCACTTATTAATTTTTTTAAAATTAGTTCTTATGTTACCTCTAATATAATCTTTAGGTACACAATCTCTAGGATTAACTTTAATAGGTACACTAAATAAATGTTTAGGAGGAGCAGGTAACTTATCATCATGTAATATAAATAATAAATGAGTATGTCCACCCTCTCTTACTTTATCTTCACTAGGTAATACATTATTTTTTACTTTCTTACCTAACATTTCTTTTACTTTATTAGCTCCTTTAAATTTATCTTCTACTTCATTACCATCTGTATCCTTAGAAAAGTAATTATCCATAACAACTACAGGTACATGTTTCAAACAATCATAATCACTTTGTTTTGTTTGTATACTATCACCACCACCTATAAAAGCATAGTCTATATCAGGTAAAAATGTAAATAAGTTTTTAGCATTTAATGTTTCTCTACTATTACCTTTAGTTAAAACATAATTAAATATTTTATTTTTTTCTTTCATCTTAACTTTAAACTCTTCTAATCTTTTTTCTACAGCTTCTAAAGTATTATGAGCTTTAACATTAAACTCTTCTTTATCTGTTTCTATAGTAGCATCTTCAAACAAATCATAACCATAATAAATAACTCTATCTGTATTTTCAAAAGCAGCTAATGCCATTTCAATAGCACGACCACCATTCCATGTACCAACCTCTAATATATTTTTAGGTTTAAAATGTCTAATTAATTCAGCATTTTTTTGATATCTTGATGGTAATATATCTTGTGATACAGTATCTTTTGATAATTCAAATACACGATTACCTTTAGTATCTCTTAAAGGTATAATGCTAGAACTAGAAACACTATTCATATGTATAATATAATTTGAAATTTGTTCTTCAATATCATGTATCTTTAAACCATGAGACTTATATAGCTTTAATAGTCTTTGCATAATAAAACCATCATGCCATTCTCTATATGTAGTTACTTCATCATTCATATATATTCTACGTAAATCCCACAATAAATCTAGTGGTGGTTTTTTATTTAAATTAAAAGCCATAAAAGATATACCATTACCATGAACAACATCAGCATTATCAGGTAACATATTTAATAAATCTTTCTTTGTTAATCTTTTATTAGAATAAGAATCAATATCAATCCATACTAACCAACCTGCATCTTTATTATTTTCAGCTAATGTAAATGCATAGTCTGTTAAAGCAAACATTTTATGACACCATTTAATAGCATCAAGCTTTATATTGTAAGGTATCTGTCCATCTTCAGTACCATTATGTTTAGCATTATCTTTTAAAAACTTTATATATTTTCTATTATCTTTAAGATTAGAATACTCTATTGTTTTGTCTAATGAGTATTTAGAAATAGGAAAGTCATGGTAGTAAGCTTTTACTTTTAAACTAGGTTCCCAATTCTCTTGTATAGATTTAAAAAATACATTACCAAATCTATTATATAAGTTTTCGTTAAAAGAAGTTACAAAATTTATATTCATATCATATAGTCCTTAGTAGGATTAATTATATTATTCATCTGTAACCATTGAGCATCATTACTCCACTCAATAGCATACTTCGTATCTTTTTTTCTACCAGAAGCCCACTTATTAAACCAAGGACCACCTGTAGTAAAGTGTACATTCTTTGCTTCTATATCTTCATTAGAGTGATTGTCTAACCAATTCCATTCTTCAGGTATAGTACCTATGTCTGCTTCTTTATCTGGTAACCATTGAAATGTATGTAACCATCTGCCTGATTTAGTATTAACTGCTTCAGGTGTAAGACTTTCATTTACTTCGTGACCACAATTAAACATCATAAGGCTAGACCAATTCTTTCTAGGATATGGTTGCTGTTCTTTACCATCCATTTTAATTCCTTTTTCTGGGGCATACTTATGTTTAACACACCATAAAGGATAATAAGAATTTCTACACATATCAAACAACTCATTAACATCTGCTCGTATATACATATCACAATCCATATACAAAGCATATCCTTGATACATATTTAAAGCAGGTACTAAGAACCTACTAAAACTAAACTCAGTAGAGAAAGGTTTACCATCTATTTCATCATAGTGTTGTTCACCAATTACGTTAGATTTCCTAGTATAGATACCCATTCTATTTATTAAATTTTTCTTAATAGGTACAACACGTATAGGCTTAGTAGCAATACGTTCTAATGAAAACTTTAATACTTCATATGCAGTATCTTCTTTTTCATCATAGCCTATATAAACTGTATTAACCATTTGTTTTTTATCTCTCATTTACTATCCTTAAAATTTTATTTCGTGGTCTATAAACCAAGTACCTGTCTCAAAGCCTTGTCCATTTCTAGTTCTTTCATAAGCAAACTTAAACTTATTATTAAATATATTTTTAGTTGCATAGGCTCTATATTTAGAACCATCATGTTCATTATCCATATTGTGATACAATCTGTAACCTAAAGAGTCTATAATTTTATCTCCTGCATAAACAGAAGGTACAAGTAAACAAAGTAATAGTAGTAATCTTATCATATATTCCTCAAAAAAATGGGGGTATATTTCAACCCCCTGTTTATATAACAACTTAATTAATTTTTATCTTCTTAGGTTTTTGTTCTTCAGGTATAATTTGTTTAAGAGTTAATCTTAATATACCTTCGCTGAATGTAACGTCTTCAACGTGTAACGTGTCTGCTAGAACAAAGTCCCTAGTGAAAGACCTTTTAGCTATGCCCTTATGTAAATATTCTGGAACCTCTTCCTTAGTATCTTTTCCATAAGTACCTTCTATAGTTAAATGATTTTCTTTAACCACAATATTCAAATCATTCTTACTAAATCCTGATAGAGCAAATTCAATCAGAAAAGTTTCTTCACCTTCTTTAATAATATCATAAGGTGGATAGTTTATATCTGACCCTCTTATGTTATTCATTACATCAAACAATCTATCAAAGCCAATAGCTTGTCTTGTAAATGTATCTACTTCAAAATTAACCATGTTTATCTCCTTGTTAAGCAAGTTAAAAATGAGTCCATCTTTGGCACTCATGGTGTAATTATACACTACCTAAATATAAAAGTCAAGAACTTTTTATATATTTAACAAACCAAATGTAGCTAATAATGCCATGACCATTACATATAGAAACCATAGTCCTACACAAATAGCCATAACATTAACTATTAATTTACATATTATATTTAGTAGTGTCATTTAAATTAATCCTAATTCAAGTTTAGCACTTTCTGAAATCATCTCTTGGCTCCAAGGTGGTTCCCAAGTAATACCTACTTGAACTTTATTTACTTCTTCTAAACCTGCTACTGCATCTTCTATTTGTTGAGGTAACTCTTGTGCTACTGGACAATTTGGTGTTGTTAATGTCATAAGAATATCTACATCTTTATTTTTTTTTATATCTATATCATATATTAAACCTAAATCATATATAGAAACTGGTATCTCAGGGTCATATACTTTTTGTAATGCATCTATAATATTTATTCTTAGATTATCTTCAGTCATTATATATCCACCAACTCACATGAACCTGCTGTACATGCTAACTCCTGTGAACCTTTTGTTGAATCTTCTTTCTCAAACTTACTAAGCTCAGACCAATTAATATTCTTTGGCATCTTAGCTTCAAGCTCTTCATAGGTTGCTTTATCTA